GATTCCACTTTGCACGATATCTACTGTTCCACCGCCACCTGTGATTCCAAGGTTAATAGTATGTCCATCAATATCACCGTCACCAGTTTGTGTTGTTGTGATTTTGTTGCCCTCATTTGAATCAGCACTTGTTGTTACAGTACTAGCAGAGTTGTTCATAACAACAGTTAACGCTGCAGATTTACCGTTGATAGTAGACGCAATAATATTGTGGTCACCTGTCGTAGTAAAGTTAACTACAGCACCATCTGAATCAGCTGATTCACCGATATCAAATGTATATGCGTTATCATCTCCTGTAGTTGCAATATTTAATGTTACAGTATCACAACTCCCTGCTGACGATGAACTACAATCTAGGTCTACAGTGTTATCATCACCAGTAAACACCCAAGTACCTGTATAGGTCGCTCCTTTGATTGTCGCTACAATAGCATTAGTACTACCTGTTTGTGTGATATCAAAATTCATATCATCACCATTAATCACTGCATCTGCCGAACTCGTACCAATTTTATTATCAGTACCATCTTGTGTTATATCTAAATCGAGCGTATCACCAGCTTGTGTGATATAAATATCATTCGCATGTACTACGCCAACAGATGCCATAACAAAAATAAAAGAACTTATTATTATTTTTTTCATACGTTCTAACGATTCGTTTATTAAACTTAATCGTCCTCTTTGGTTATGTAAAGGTCTTGTTCAAAGTCCCACAATCCCTTTTCTTCTCCTTTGTAAATCATGTCAATAATCGCTTGATCGATAGCAGTCTTAACTGCCACTGATGTTGGTTCGTTCGCCGCAGCGCCCGCCTCAAATTCAAATGCTCGTGTTCCCATTTCAAAGAACCTAAACACATTGAAGTCATCTTTCACACTAGCAATTGTTTTAGTAACATTTGTAGCTAACAAAACTTTGCCAGAATTTACTGAAACAAGTCTCATTGAAACTGTTACTTGGTCAGTTCTGTATGATGTATCTCCACCAACACCAAAGTAACGTAATCCTGTACCGCCACTAATGATGTTAGTATCATATCCAATAATACCACCTTCCAAAATTAAACCTGCCAGTTTTAAAGGTTTTAGTTCTGGTTTGTTTTCACCCTTCTCATATTGTTCGTATGTGGACTTTGCTAGTTGTCTTTCTTTAACTAGATTATTAAGTCCACCTCTTTCTATTACTGTAAACCAATCCCCATTAGCTGCACATTGTAATGCATCAATAACCCATGAATCTGCACCTTGTGTTACCGCTGTAGATAACTGGGAAAATCTTTGACTTGGTTTTCTTTGTCCTGTTAAATCTTTAAACTCATAAACTGCAATCGTCATAGGTGGAGCATCTAATAATGGCAAGTTCTCCAAATTATGTTGTGTACTAGCAACAAAGTCTTTTGGGGGTTTAACATCTAAATTTTGTTCAACCGTTGTTGCACATCCACCAAGAAAACATGTTAATATTAAAAATAGTAATGCGTGTTCCATACCTAAAATCCGAATCCATCTAAAGGAACAGTTATTTCTGTAAATGTTCCATCTTCTTCAGTTATTTGTACTGTGATTGTATTCGCAGTCACATCTTTTACCCAATAAATGGTTGCACCCTCTAACTCAGCAGTACCAGTAAGAGCGCCATCTTCCTCAAACATACCATCAACAAGATTCTTAGATATTTGAGCATAGATACGAGACTCTACGTTATTAATAAACTTATTGATTGTCTCGTTTTCTTCTTCTCGTTTTAATCTTCGTTCTTCTGCTTCTGCATCCGTTCTAAGTTTTTCTTTACGTTGATACTGAAGTTGTTCTAATGACAAAAAATGTTGCGACTGTCCAATACCACTAAACGATGGACTTCCAAACGTATGTACTAAATCCTGTGCCTGACTAAGAGTCGGGCTTATCAGAATTATTCCTACCAACAGGTTTCTGCATAAACTGTTCACTGTTACTACCATATTTCTTCACTATCTCCTCAAGTTCACCGTCTAACGGTTTACCTGTTTTTTCGTAATGTTCTAATAACATTGCGAGTTTTGTGTTTAATCTAATCATATCATTATCTAACATTCTTACCCTGTCTACCAATGCAATAAGCGTACCTTGTGCTTGTGCGATTACAGGGTCAATAGTCTTTGTCACCCACTGCCATATAAAGTATATGAAGTAAGCCATTCCACATGCGGCTATTAAGGGAAACCCATACTGACTAATTACGTTCGCTAATTCTTCCAACCATCTTCCCCCTTAATCACGCCTTGCGTCATCTTTACCTTCGTTTGCAGCAATCCTATCAATATTAGGTTTTACTCCAAATGCATAACTCATCAATGCATCTATCTTAACCAAATCGTTATTCATAGTTTGAACACGATTATCTAATGCACCAATGATATTTTTGAGGGTAGTTACACTTGACGTAACACCATCAAGTATGAAACCAATTGTGAGAAAGACAAAGTAACCAGCTGCCAATGCTCCCGCTATTGGGGCTCCTACCTCACCAATGAATTGAAACACATCCATATATTCTCTCTCTAATTTACTAGTTACTAAAATTACCCTGTCTAAGACTCTCTCTAGTCTATTTATACAACAAGTTTTATTTATATACCTATCGTTCTATAACCCAAAATTCCTTAGGCGAAGTAAATGTCTGTTCCCATTGAGCATTTACTACTCTGTATTCCCAAAAGATATGATTAACATATACTACACACAGAGTTATTATTATACCACAAATCAGAAAATATATCTTCTCTCTTTTGGTAAAAAAGTGGTCGTCATTCCAGTTTTCCATTATACTCTCCTCTGAGTATATTTAGGTGTTGTCATTGTTTTGACAACAATGGATATTTGACACATAAAAAAAGGGTCAACACCGAAGTGTTAACCCTTTCCCCAATCCGAAGATTGTGTCTCTAGTTTCTGGTTCTTTCAGTGTGAATCCAATTCAACCACTAAGGAATTCTGTTGCCCAGCAGACCTTATCCCACTTTACTCGTTTGCTAACTTCTCAAAGTACGACATTGCATCGTCATCATTATTACTTGGAGCAACGAATGGTGCAGTTTGTGGTTCTGGTGTTGGAGTAGACGCTGGTGGAGTAAAATCCACAGTATCTTCTTCAACCATTGCAGCTGCAGTTTTAGCAGTCGCAACTGTACCAGACAAAACAGCATCTAGTCTTGCTTTCAACTCATCATATGATTTGAAGTTACTAGGAGCAGTGAAATCAGCGAGTGAATGAGTTTTACCATAGATAGTCTCTAGTTCCTCATCCGTTGGTTTCAGCTGTGATGGGTCAGAAAACTCCGACTTATCATAGTTCCAATATCCGTCAACCTTACGAATCTTCAGTTTGAAGTTTGCACCTTCCCATAAATCAAATGGGTTGATAGGTGTTTCATCTGCAAATTCTGGTTGCATTGATTCCATGAGTTTGTCATAGATTTTCTTACCATAACGATACAGCATAACCTTACCATTATTTTCTGGATTCATAGAATCCTCTACAACGTAGATATTAGAGTAGTATTGCAATTTACGTTTCTGTTTCCTTGCAATCTCTTTATCTGACTCTACACCAGAATTCCATAATGCAGAGTTGTACTCTGACACTGGGTCATTCTGATTCATAGTAGTTAAAGAGTTCTCAATATACCACTGTCCAGTTGGGCCTTGGAATGCGTGATTCCATAAACGTACCCAAGGAAGTTCCTCACCAGTTGGAGCAGGCAAGAATCTGATTACGGCATAACCGTTACCCGACTTGTCTACAACAGGTTTCCACAGACGGTCATCTGTATAAGACTTCTTTTCTGTGTTAGGTGTTGCGTCCTTTTGGACTTGTTGCAGTAGTTTATCCAGACTGTTCTGGTTTCTTAGTGCTGAAATTGACATATTTTATTCTCCGTATGTTTTCGTATGTTAAAGTATTTCACGTTATTCATTATATAACATTATTTATAATACATTAAAGGGGCCACAAAGTCAATAGTTTTTTGAAATTATAATGACTTTATTAATGGAAAGATTTTAGCAATCTCTAATGCACATTTCTGTGCAACTTCCATATGCTCCTTTTGTGTTCCGTTCTCAGAACGTAACTCAATATAATGTACCCATGAACGTAATGTACCGTTCATGTACAATCTCGTTTTAGTTAATCCTTCTGGAAGAACTGCACGAGCCTGTTCTTTTGCAATACCATTGTCAATTGCCCATTGGTATGCTTGTCTTGCTTGATTGATGACACCGTGTTGTCTGCGTTGCCAGTCTGTAATAAGTGCGACTGCTGTTGCATTCTCTTGTGTACTAGGGTCATTCTCAATTTCAATAGAGTTTTGTCTATTCTTAGTGTCCTGTAAACGACACTCTCTTGTCGTAAATGCGTCACCCATTGCAGATGGTTCTGCATATCGTTGACTAAATTCTTGGAAAGCGAAACTACGATGACGCACAATTTGGTGTGCAATGTCACGAGTAGTATCAATCTCTATGCAAGCAGATGCCATTTCGAGAGGCGACCAGTGTTTGTTTTTAACGAGGTATTTGATAAGTTTTTCACTCGTTTCGTGACTTGCTTGGTTGGCCGGATTCGAGACACGGGCGCAATACGCAATAAGTTCTTGGATATCTTCACCGACATACAATTCTCCTTTTGGTGGTTGCGAGTAACTAATTAATCTGGTATTTGTAACCATATTCTGTATTCCTTGTGATTCAGTCACCATCTTTATCTTTCGCCTTTGTAATACATTCAAAATCCCAACCCATTTGGTTGAGTACTTGTGGGAAGTCATATATGACTTCTTTCACTTTGCCATTAACTATTGTTTCTATTTTCCACTTAGTATGTGACAGTCTTGTTGTTCTCATAACATTTGTTCTTTCAAATCAGAGCAGTTTTATATCTTACTCTAGGATATTTTCCTAGTTACCACGAGGGCGGTAACGAGGACGATAAGATGTTGGTTTACCGTTTGCAATTTCTTGCAATCTTTTAGTGACATCTGCATCTCGCTTTTGCAAGTCTGCATTATCACCTTCCAACAACTTCACTCTAGTAACTAATTCTTGCATTTTTGCACGAAAGAAGTCACGTTCCCGAATGATTTCGTCTGACATTAGAATGTCTCCTTTATCAGCTTTAGTAGTTGCGTTTTACACTTCTTTCTATCGTAAGAAAGAAATGCACCGTACTTGACGATTATTCGTCTTACATCAGGCCAAATTAAATCATATTTCAAATCCTCATTATGTTGGTTGACATATGATAGTAACCCTTCCAGAATTACCATCGTTTCTAATCGTATCCTTTTGGCAAGGAAGTTCTTTAATAATACACTATGTTGCCCATTATTGCAAGAGAAAATTTCATTAAAGTTTTCGACTTGCATACATAATACTGATATATCATTCAAAAAATTATATGACAAAGATTGTTTGTTTTTACTCCACTCCATATAGTTCTCCTCTGAAAAGTCACCTATATATCCTTTTGGTGATTTCACGAGATTTGCTATGAAGTAATCTAGTGTCTTATCGTCATATTTTCTACCTACTTTGGCAAAGAAATTTCTGTCCCTTCGTTTTAAGAATGAAGATTTGGATGCTGATGTTTTACCACCATACTTTATGTAATCATATGACTCAGTACTGAAGTGTAATTTCAGTCCAAGGTACATTTGATAGCATTTCCACCCTTCCATGTGCATTCCTTATATCGGCAATGTTGCTACACGTGGCAAGAAATTTAACCTTCTTGCATCTGCTTCTATTTTTTCTTTGAGAGGTTTGGAGATTAGAGGTGCAACTGCATCTGGCTCCATTTGATGTTTTTCACAATAATCTAATATTGCATCCATATAAGATGTTTGTCCTAACCCCAAATTCACCATTTTTTCAATCATCAATGCAAACTTCTTGGGTGTCATTACCGCAAGTTCTTCCAAGTTATTCTTTTTTGTCATTACAAACTCCATATTAAAATAAGTTGCAGACTAACCGTAGGTCTACACGAATGTATTAAGGCATCACCCTTTGCGTAGAAGTTTTAAATACATCAAAACTTTTTGTCTACGTCTATGTTCTTCTTGTGCTTTACGGAAACACCACACTTGATACATAGTCATAACACTCTCCCCTTTAAGGTTAAGTGCGTTCCTTCGCATAAATGCTACTTCCGTCCCACAAGGGATGAACGTATAAGGTGAGGATGTTTCTGTTTACAAGTACACCCTCAAAACTCAGTGCGATTAGGCCGCTAGGGCGTAATCCACAGGAACATAATTGTCATTTGCAATTATAGTTTTTGACCATTTACGGAGTCACCCGACAATTCTAAACTTTCCTATCCCTACCTGTCGAACCTAGTTCGCCCCCATCATAAACACTCGGTTCTAATTTATACGGTACACTTGGTGTTCCCGATAGATACTTTGGAATTTTAGCGTCTGCTTTACGATTTCTTTCTTCAAAATAGTCTCTTGTTATAATAACAAGTTTTAGATTAAGTAACCATTTAAACATTAACTTCTCCAAGTGTTTATGGTGGAGGCGATGGGTACTGCCCCCATGTCCAGATTAGTATTCAGTCTGCGTCAAGCAAATTGTATTATATTTATACCACACTGTTGTTAGAATGTCAAGAGGCAAATTCATATTGATTCATGTTGCTGTAACAATCTAACTAAACCAGTTCCTTTTCCAAGAATACATCCTATCTCACTTCCAGCTGGAAATTCTATTAATGTCCAAGTTTCAGTTTCCTCATTGGTTGCAATAATAAATTTAGTAGTTGTCTTATCACCCTTTTCATTTATTGCTTGTCCTTCAAAAACCACTGAAGGTTGCTCCCCATAAATTTTGGAACTCTCTACAATATCTTGTAAAGTTCCACACTGAACTGGCTTGGTTGCCCAATAAGGTTCTGCGACTGCAACTGTTGTATTAAACAGTAGCGCTGGTAGTACTGATAGCATT